TCCAGTAACCATCCTTCTTGGTGATCTTCACTTTGAAGTTAGCACCATTCCAGAAGTCAAAAGGATCAATGGGAGTTTCATCATCAAACTCAGGTTGCATAGCAGCAGAGATCTTATCAAAGATCTTCTTGCCATACTTGAACAGGAATACTTTACCCTCATTTTCAGGGTGTGCTTTGTCACTCACAACATAGATGTTGGAGTAGTAAGAGAGTTTACGCTTCCTTTGACGTACAATCTCTTGGTTTGCTTTGCTGCCAGTGTTCCACAACTCACGGTTTGCTTCACACACTGGGCAACTCTGACCAACAGTGGTCAGGCAGTTATCAATAAACCATCCACCAGTTCCTTGGAAAGCATGGTTGTACACCTTTGCCCAGGGAAGCTCCTCATTAGCAGGAGCAGGGAGGAAACGAATAACTGCAAATCCATTACCTGCTTTGTCTACCTCAGGTTTCCAGATGCGCTCATCAGCACCACCTGCACCTGAACTATTCATCTTCTCTACTTCTTGAACCAGTTTAGAAGTCAGAGAACCAAGCTTGGATTTCTTTTTAAGGTCTGCAAAAGACATTAGATTACCTCGGATTGAAAGGATTGTTGGATTGATCTGATTGATCACAGAAACATCATACCCCAGGGGAGGTCCCCTGTCAATGTATTTATCTGCCCTTGGTGGCAGTTCTCCTGAGTCCATCAATGGTGGATCGCATTGACTTAAAGACCTCAGAGATGTCTGGGTTTGGTCCAAACCCTAGAATTTTTGCAGACTCTATCATCTGTTCCTTCATCTTCAGGGCATCTGGATCATCAGATAATGTGAGTCTGGTGTAAATGATTTGTTGTTTCTCTAGGAGTTCATCAAGCAAATCAATATGAGCAAGTTTTTCCTCTGTGCTCATGACAAAGAAAGAAGGGATCTCTTTGACAATCTTTCTTTGAATGTCTGCAATGGTATCCATTTCTTTCTGGACCATCTTTGAATCGAAAAATGACATATCAATCTCCTATAACTATGCCCTTTAAAATCTTCTTGTACTTGAACACATCAATATTTAGAAATGGTGTGTACTTCTTAATCTTCATTGAGACAGACTCCCAAATAGGATCCAAAAGTTGTTTATCAAATTTATTCCTGATAAGGAATATTTTACTATAAATCACTAGTGTTTCAGGTGAAATATTCCCTATCAGGAACTTTTTTAAAACAGGTGGATGACCCTTAGAACAATCAAATGCCTGCTCCAAATCATACTCATCAAACAATGATTCTGATTCTTGTGTAAAGATATACTGCAAACTTTGCTGTCTCTTTACCCACTCTTTGTAGTAAATGTCTCCTGCTCTAATGACATTACCAATCCACAAACTGTTTGGGTCATCTGCAGCTACAAAATTAGCGATGAAGAAGTTCTTAATTTCCTCATCGCTCTTTTGTCTGCTAAGTTTTTCAAACCAGTACTTGTCCTTTCTCTTATTGAAAGATGCTACTGATGCTCTAGACTTACCTGCATACTTATGATAATCATACTTTTCTTTCCCAAAATGATTCTTCAATGCAAGATATTGTTTGTAAGCATCAAATGGGGTCATATCAAAAGTTTTGCTCTGGATGTTCTTTTAAGAAAGTTTAGATTAATAGCATCACACTTTAGTTTTTCCTTCAGTGGTTTGCTTACCAACTTACCAACAGATTCTACTTCAATGTTGTTCTCTTCGCAATAGTGAACAATGGCATCAATGTAGTTCATGTCTTTGTTGACCTTTACAATCTCTTCAATGATCTGAGAGAACTTTGCTTGACACAAAAACTTTGATTCTAATGCAGACTTTAATTTACTTTCCATATTCTTTTAATTTTGATTCTATAAAATCCTTGATGTAATGTGTCAGAAGTTTCATGTACTTTAGTTTATCATATTCCTCATAGACAACGCAATCCCCATCTTCACATGCCATAAGAATAACAAGTTTCTTAACTGGAATTTCTGTTAACTCATAGAACATGCAAGCATATGCTGCTGCCTGAACAAAATAATGTTCAATCCATTCTCTGGGTTTTGCTTTCTTTGAGGTTTTAAAATCTATGATTGCCAGTTCACCATTATACTCAGCAATGCAATCTACTGTACCTGCTATGCCTAATTGCTTACTGTATAATGAAGATTCAAGTGCATAGATATTATTTATCTTTTTTAATTCTGGAGTGATAATCTTAAATAAATGCTTTGCAATTAAAGATTTCTCAGGGAGTTCAGGGATGTTGAGGAGATAGTTTTCAACCAGACTGTGCATGTCAGTGCCTCTGCTGGTTGCTTGTTTGTTAATTCTATTTGCTTCCTCTTCTCCAACTCTCTTTCGCCAGTCTTCAAAGATGTGCTTGTTATGATGACTAGTAACAGAAGTGATGGAGACAAACTTCAGAAGCTCATCTCCATCAGGGACTTTATAGTATCTTACACCATCAATAGTCTCCCTTTGTAATTCAGGGAGACTAATATCAACATGATCAAACATTAAAAACCTGCTGCCATTTTGTTAACAATGTAAGATTTAACAAGACCAGATCTAACAATGTCCTCTACACCAAACTCAATTGATTCAAACTCTGGCATCCTTTGAATGATTTTCATAAAATCTAGAATACCATTTCTTTCATTGGTTTTGGTAAGGTCTGATTGTGTGGCATCACCACAGAACATGATCCTTGAGTTATCCCCTACCCTTGTGATTATACTATCAAGTTCATGAAAGTTCAAGTTTTGTGCTTCATCAACAATGATGATTGAGTTGTCCAGAGTAGTACCTCTGATGAATGAGGTGCTCCAGAAGGTAACTGTTTCCTGTGACTTCAGGTTGCCATAGAGCATTTCAAAGTCTGCATCTGTTGGCATCTCAAACATGTACTTAACCATGTTCTTATATGGGATCTGATACAAGGCAGACTTGTCATCATGATCACCAGGCAGAAATCCAATCTCTCTAGTAGAGACAAGAGATCTTACAACCACTATCTTTTGATATGGTGTGATCTCACTAAGAACATCTTTGAGTGCTAAGTACAGTGCACAGAATGTCTTACCAGTTCCTGCACAACCATACACAAACAAATGTTTATCTGATTTATATGCATCAAAAAGTTTCTTTTGATTCTCTGTTACTGGATTAATATCAAGAAGGAGATCAGTATTGATTGGTTTCCTTCTTTTCATTTGCTTTGCAGTCATGCCAATACCAATTGGCTGCAAATCATTTCCTCTTTTTCTTCTTGCCATTAGATTTTCTTTACTCTAGAACCAGGGGCTTTTGATGCTTTAGCAAGGACGTCATTCCATCCAGGATTTTTGCTGACCAGTTTGTTTCTCCAGTCACCAGTCTCTCCTGGACTTGCACACCCTTCTGACCAATCTCTTTTCCACTCAGGGTTGTCTGTATACCATTGTTGAATGTCATGGACACTCATCTCAACTTCTTTCTTTTCCCCAGTTTCTACATGAATAACAGGATAAATTGCCATAGGTTAAATCAGTTACAAAAATATTTATTATGCCCACTCAAGAGCTTCTGATACTGATGGGAACTGTTCCTTAAACACTTCCTTACAAGCAAGTGCAATATCCATGTGCTCTTGCTGAGTTCCATTAGCAGATCTTAGGTTGATGTAATGGATCCAAGAACGACATGAACCTGTCATATAGATCCTTGTGGGGGTTGCCAAAGGAAGAACAAATCTTGCACATTCCTTTGCCACACCATGAGCAAGAAGTTCCTTGTACAGTTGCATAGAGTGGGAGAAATGTTCCTGAATCTTACTCTGAAGAGTCAGTTTCTCATAATCACCAATATCATCAATAGAGTTCTGACGATTCTTGGTGTCTTGTCTACGCAGATCTGGTACAGGAATGTATTCTCCTAACAGAGAACTGTCAGCATACCTCTGTGAAAATTCTTGATATGTGAAACTCCTGTGACGCAAAATCTGTGCTGCAATGCCACGATTAGTTTCAATCTCAAGAGTCATGGTGGACTGCTCAAACACACTCCAGTGATTATGTTTGATACAATACTTCAGAAGACCAGAGAAGTTTTCATTATCTTGGTTGGCAGGATTAGAAACCCTGGCAATATATGCCATTGTCCTTTCTGCATCTGGGGTAACTGAAATCAGTTTAACTTTCTGGGTCATCCTTTTCTCCTTTCATATGTTTGAACATCAATGCTTTCTGAGCTAGTTTCTTTGCTTTCCTCATGTATCTGAGTTCTTTCTCATCATACAACCAAGGTTGCCTCAGAGCAACCTTTGAAAGTCTTACTGTGTCTTCAAATCTCATGACTAGTCTGGGTATCCATCATCATCAAAAACCTCATCATAATCTGACAAGGGAGTAATCCTCCCCTCTTCTTTGGGGGGAATATAAGAAGTTGTGTCTGAATAAACTTCAGACTTTAAACTTTCAACTAATAGTTCTAGGTTTCTTACAATTAGTTTTAACTTTTCTTTTTCCATGGTTGAATAGTTTTGTCTATCATAGTACAAAAAAAGGGGGAAGTCAATTCCCCCTGTTGATTATTTCATTGCCATTGCAAGTTGTGCTGCCTGAAGTCTCCTCTTCTTGAGGATTTCTTTCTTAATTACATCCAACCAGTTCATCAGAAAATACCTCCATAGATATTCTCTTTTGATTCCTGATCCATTGTTTGAATTGGATAGTAATGCTTACCACGATAGACATGATCCATTCTATCAACTTGCTTGTGCCAATGCTTGAACTCTTCCTTTGGAAGATCAGTATTGTACTTGCATCCTCTGTAGGTTGCTTGTGACATGGATTTGCTCCTTTACTAGTGTAAAAGTGCGTTCCTTCGGT